CTTACATTTACAGAATTGGATGTGTATGTTACTAATGGGTCGTTTAAATTGTTTTTTATTGTATTAACATATAAATTTGTTACATTAAGTGTTTCAAATGATGTTGTGGTTGAATTACTGACAATATTACCTGTAACTAAAAGGTTTCCTGTGACTGTCAATCCATAAACAGTCAAAATATTATTAGTCGTGTTTCCGTTTGTGGTTACACGTTGTAAAGTTGTATCATAACGCAAATCACGCAAGTTCTCATCCATTTCTGGATAAGTGAGTGCTGCGCCTTTAATTGTTCTGTATGTTATTGTCATGTTTTATTTTTTTTATATTTTACATATTATTTAGAGTGCTATTTAAACGACTTGTATGGCCACATTTACGTTTGCTTTTGTGCTTGCCATGTCAGTAAAAGTAAATCTATAATCCGTTAAAGCTTTTGCTGATGGTCTGCCCCTTATAGATAAATCTGTGTATCTAAGCAAACCACTTGGTAAAGTTGGAGTGACAGTCCAATGTATACTTTGTGTGTCAGCTAAAAAGTCACCAAAACCTCCACTCACATTAAATAGATTCAAATTATAAGATTGTCCAGCTGTTAGAATTAATGGATTTGTATTTGAATAAGTAGAAGTTACAACCAACTCGGGTGCTGATGATGGACTGAAATCGACCTTTGAAAGCGAACCGCCAGCTGGTACAAATGACGCAGAGTCGGTTTTACTCCTAACCAAATACACTTCATTTCCATTTGTTTGAATAAAATTTGCACTGGTAGAAGTAATACCACTTAATCCAAAAGCATAATTAATTATAAGATTCACATTGCAATTTGCAGATATAATTTGTGGACCCTCAAACGCAAAATATAAACCAAAAATATCAATCCAAACTTCATCAGTAGCATCAAAATCTTTTATATCTATAACTGGATAATATTGACTATCAAATTTATTTCTTCCTCTTAATTCTCCACACACTCGAAAATGATAAATTCCTCCTGGAGTATATTCTCCTGCACCAAATTCAGAAACACTTGCTGGAGATATAACTAAATTTGAATTATAACTAATCACGTTTGCAAAAATATGTGTCATTGGTTTTTCAAAATTTACAAAACCATCAATGCCATCAACTCCATTATATTGAAAAATGGTATTTCCTTGATAATCGGTTGAACTTCTTCTTGCAAGATTAGGCCAAATTGGATTTTGATTGGGTAAAAATCCTATAAATTTATTATAATAAAATTCTGATGTTGATTTATCGAAATATTTTGTAAGAGAGGCCTTTTGTAAACTATATGGTTCAACTAAACTAAATTCCAAAATAAGATTACTTGTAACACTAGAGTATAGCGTGTTTTTTGTTATTGTTGTAATTGAAGAACCAACATATAATTTTGTACCAGAAGAATCGAAAATAAATCTTGAAGTGAGGCCCTGATTTTTTGGTACAGATAATATGCAATTGAATCTTGTTCCTGCTTGACTGGTCCAAGGTTCATTAAGAATATATTCTCTAATTTCATTGCCTCTGCCATTCATAACAAATAATTTTTCACCATCATCACTAAATCTAAAATCAGGAATCGAACCAGTTACAGTCGATGGTAAAGAAATATTAAATCTACCAACATATTTTATAGTATTTAAGTCAAATGGAGTCAATAAATCCATTTCGTGTATACTTAAAGCACTAAACGAAAAAACTCCATTTGTGTTAGCAGTATTTTTTGTGCTTAAACCATTTCCATACAAATAAATTTTTGTTCCATCTGGTTTTATTCTTACAAGATTATTTTGTGTGCCATTGCCATCGATTTCCCATTGTTGTGTAGCTGTTGCATATTCTTGTTCAAATGGTTGCAGAGTATTTAAATTATAAGGTGAAGTTAAAGAGTATTTTTTAAACTTTCTAGATGGAGTATAAACATAAGGAGCAAAATTAACTAAACCTCTAAATGGTGTATTATCCGGGTCACTCTCATATGTTATCAAAGTATTACCAGAATTTGCAAAAGTTCCATCTGTTGTGGTGCCAAAAACTATAGAATTACTAGATAGTCTATACGTGTATTCAGGATATCCATTGTCAATTATAAAAGTTCCTCCAAAAGAATAATTTGGTCTTTTATAAACTGGAGGACCGACTGGATTAAATGGTATAATGATATCTTCTGGAGTTGGTTCTAGTACGAGTGTTCCAGGTTCAGGTAAAGCAGTATTGTTTGTGGCACCATCGTCTGCAAAATAAATTCCAGTATATGAGGTAAATTCTCCACCAACATATCCTGGATTTTCACCAAAATAATCAAAACCAACATATTCAAACTTTTCAGTCTCTTCTTTAGTTGGTTGGCTTGTAAATGTATAACCTGAGGAGTCTAACTCTGCCATTTAACCTCCAGCAAATACATTATCTGAACCCGATACTGATGCGTTAGGCACCCAACTTCCGTGGCCACCTGTTCTATCACCTTGACGATGAACACCTTTACCATTCACAAATACTGTTGCGCTTGCACTTACGGCTGGGTCACCACAGGCCGTTTTGTCTCCTAATCTGACCGCAGCTGCACTATTCACAAATACATCAGGTGAACCTTGAGCATAAGGTGTTTGGTGATATGGGTTTGGTGTTGGGCTTGCATGACCTATATGTTTGTCTTTTCCAACTCGACTGATTGCTGGCATTTTCGTCCTTATGGGTTCAAGTCTATCTTAGGTGCTTTGAGTGTCATGTTGCCACCAGAAGTTATCTGACAGGTGCCTCCAATTGAAGAATTGAAACTACCACCAACAGTTTGATTGCAGTTTCCATCAATTTTTTCCACCACGTTTCCTTTTACATATATGTTTGCATTACCATTTACTGTAATATTTGCATTGCCAATAATATTTACAAAGTCATCACCAGAAATTATTTCATAGTTATTTTTTACAACTCTTGTAACTTTAGAACCATCAGGTCGCATTTCTGTGTATGTACCTGTGCGGTGTGCAATGTGTATACGTTCTGCATCTTTTGTGTCATCAAACTCCATTGCGTGACCAGATTCAGAATCATATACAGAGTTATAAGGTGGTACTGCTGCATATGATGGTTCTGGTTGGTCCCAAGAACTATCTGGTGTCGGTATTTCTTTTACAACCGCATCTCTTTCTGATTGAATAATTGTTTCTTCTATTTTTTCATTTCGATACAGTCTGCTTGTTGTTGGTTCATTTAATACATTAGGATAAAGGCTTGCTTCTTTTTCTGGTAATGTTGGTGATTTTGATAGTTGTTCTGAAGTTCTTTGGTCTGAAAACCCTTTTGCTTGATTTGGTTCAACAGTAGGAATACCAGGAATAACACCAAAGTATGCAGGAAATTGTCCAGATTCTCCGTCATAGAAGAAACCAACAATGTAGTCGCCTTCTTTAGGTGTCTTTGAAGTTGCTGAATCGTTAATTGGCCAAACTGGATGTGCCCAAGGTAAATCTTTTGATGGTATTAATTGTAAGTTATCTGTATGCCAACCAAATATACGAACTTGACAACGACCAACATTTAAAGGGTCATTTCGATTCTCAACAACACCTAACCACCAAGTAAATCCTGCCTGTCCTAAAAAATTATTTTTCATTATGTAATGCCTTTGACTGTATTTTGCCAAATTGTAGAACTATTCTGTGGAGAAATATATTCTGTTGGTGAACTATCTTTGACAATTTCTAAAACTGTCGTGTATTTACCAATATCAATACTATGTTTGACAGCAGTAATTAAATATTTACCAGAGAAAAACTTATCTGGTTCTTTTTTATAATTTGTTGGATTGGTTGACATGAGAGTAAAATTAATTGTCAAACCAACTGTTGCACCTGGGTCACCATCAATCACCAATTTAAGTTTGTTGTAATTTGATAATGATAATTGAGATGTTCTATTTGGCACATACGTTTCAATAAAAATATCTTTCGATGCTGTACCAGGTCTATCTTTTATGTATGGTGAATCTTTTTGGTTTTTGTTTGATGTTGCCATTTTAAGAACAGCTTGAGGTGTTTCATATACTGTATCACCTTTTCTATTTTTAGCATCATTTACAATAGGAAATTTATTGAGTGATAATGATTCATCGTGGTATTTTTTGTAGTTGAAATCAACAGTTGCGTGTTTTTGTAATAGTGGGTCAATTGTTATAAGTTGATTTGCAAAAATACCTTTGTTGATTGCTTCAAGTGTGTCATAGCTATTCACAAATTCATATGTCAAAACAGAATAAAAGTTTCTTTGTGTAGGTATTGTTTTATCATCTATATTTTTTGGCTCATACACATAGTCTCTATAGACAGACTGATTAAACATTGTTTGTAGAGAAGAAAAGTTATATCCATTTTTGTTTTCAAAAAACATCATGTCTGCACCAACAACACCACTTGTGGCTGATTGTGCATATGTTGATAACCAATTGATTGCTTCAAATGGTTTAAAATTTGGTATTATGAAATCATAGACACCTTTTGTTTCTTCTATTGTTAATTCTTTATTGGCAGGTACTTGTAAATAATTGTCACCACAAATATCTTTTATGATTGTTGATACTTTGAAACCTTTATAAGATTTACTTATTTTATATTGTTCAGATAAAACCAATTCTTCTGAACAAAAATGAAGTGCATAACCTTCAGTCGCCATATTACCAACAGCACCACGCAAAGACATTTTATAAATTCTAAAAATTTTATCAACATCAAAACTAGATGAATCTGATGCTTTTGTAAAAGTCAATCTCAAGTATTCATTACCGGTCATTTGTAGTTTTTCTACAAAACCACCAGCATCAGTAATTACCACTCTTCCAGTAACCACATTTGAAAATATATCTTCAAAATATGATAGTTCAGAGAAAGCACCTTTTAAGTCAAAAGGTCCAGCAGTAGGTGATAAAAGAACGAGTGTCTTTAGTGTATAATCTTGTGGATATATTACACCCGATTTTGTGGGTGATTGTGATGGTTGTGTTTCCATTTAAATATTCATCAAATAACTAAATTGTTGTTCAAATTGACCAACGTATAGTGAGTTTAATATTCTTATAGTTCTTCTTTTTTCGTTTTGTTCTTGTTCCCATTCATAAATTGTAACATCTTCTTTTGCAATTTCATACGTTACTGTTGCATAATTATTGTATTTGTTTGGTGTAAAGACAACGGTTTCTGTTGTGGGTACTGTATTGGCATAAGTTGCATAGTCTACAACATATTTGTCTATTGTAGTATTGCTTGTTGTTGAATCAATTGTGGTAATTATTTTTCTGTATTCATAATTTGTAACTTGTGTATACGCTATTGGTTCCATAGAAACATTGGCAGCAGCCGCTGAATATTTGTCAATGAGATAATTGTTGAATTGGTCATATGTTTTTGGCCAATCCCATTGTGGGTCCAATAATTGATTTGCAAATAAAACAATCCAGTATCGATATGGGTCATTGTAATATTTACTTGCAATAATTTCAGGTGTATCTCCTTCTTGTATATCGTATGTGTAATATAAAGAAGGATTGTTTAACAATTCTGGTACAATTGATACTCTTGCAAGTAGATTGATTGCGGCAATTTTGTAGTCATTATTTGGATTGTCTCTTGCAATGACAGGAAGAGTTTCAAAATATTTCATTATCGAACCTCTTTCTTCGTTAATCTATCACGATGTACAATGTCCATTTCTTTGAATTGTAATGACAATCTGGTTTGAACTGGTGCACCATCAGAGTGTGCTGCCCAACCATTAGGTGCATAATCAACGTTCATGTCTGTTAACACACAATCACCAACTTTAAATAGATTTTCGTTTTCTTTTCCGGCAGCACCAGGCAAAAGCGGTGCAATTGCAGAACCAATAACTCCTAAATTTCCAAGTACAGAATTTAAAACAGAACTGATAGCGTTGTCTGAACCTGAGAATTTAAATGCCACATTAAATATTGATGGCATTACAAAGTATTGACCTTCATTTCCTTTTGCAGCACCAACTAATTCTGGTGAGAAATGAAATGTAAATATGTCAATAATATCTTTAATTTCTTTTGATTCTCTTTTTGATTTTGGTGTAAAAATGAAATCTAATTGAAATGTTCTAAGATTTACACCTTTGTATAAAAGTTGAAGTTGTGGGTTCACTGCTTTACCGGTGGCTCTTAAAAGAATATCACCAGCATTTCTTGTACCACCATATTTGTCTAATGCAGCACCAGCAGCTTCGAGCCCAGCACCACCCATTGCCAAATTTTTAACTGTTTCTTTCCAACCACCACCCGCTTTAGCTGCTTCAAATGCGTCTAGTGCCGTTTGACCAATTTTACCACCAACACCAAGTGCTTCAGTCAAACTAAAATCCTGATAATCAGCACTATAACTCATGTTAAGTGTATCAGGCATATATAAGTTTACTGTTGCAACAATTTGACCAATCGGTGGTTTAAGTGCTGCTTGAACATTTTTTGTTACTCCACCAGTTACAGCATCTACTGTTTTGTTGACTTTTTCATCTGTATTTACAGCTTCAACTTTACGAATAGAAATAACTACAGAGTGTGACCTAGTTGGATTAGAAGATAAATCTTCTGGATATTGAAGCAATTGGCTATTTTTATTATTTCCGTAGAGTTTTCCCAAAGGTCCTTTAAAGAGACCACCGGGAATAGAAACTCCACCGATTGAGGTTGGGATTGAAATTATGGCCATGGATTAACCTTAGTTTTTGAATACAAATATTTATATGGCTTATTCTGGATTCTTTAGACCATCAAACCCACAAAAGTATATTGGAGACCCAAAGAACATCATTTATCGTTCTTCTTGGGAGTGTAAAGTCATGTTTTGGTTGGATAAAAATCCAGACGTTGTTTCTTGGGGCTCAGAAGAACTTATTATACCCTACAGGTCACCTGTTGACAATCGCATACACCGATACTTTCCTGATTTCATTGTCAAAGTAAAAAATAGAGATGGAAAGTTAAAAACAATGTTGATTGAAATAAAACCAAAAAAACAAACAGTTGAACCAGAAAAAAAGAAAAGAGTCACCAAACAATATATCTCTGAAGTTACCACTTGGGGTATCAATCAAGCAAAATGGAAAGCGGCTAACGAATATTGTTTGGACAGAGGTTGGGAGTTTAAGATACTCACGGAAGACCATTTGGGACTCAACTAAATAATTTCATGGCTTCTAAACTAACACAAATCGCATCCGAAAGGTCAGGACTCGACCTGCAATTCTTTTCGCAGGGGTCAATCTCATGGCTCAACAAAAAAGTAAGTGAGTTGCGTAATCCTGCCAGAGTTGCACTTGAAATCAAAAAAGAAACAGGTAGATATAGAAACACATTTTCTCCTGGTCGTATGTATTTTTTCTCTTATGACCCAAAGGGTAAGAGAGACTTACCATATTATGATGCTTTTCCATTGGTACTAGTACTACAAATGGAAGGTGATGGATTTTTAGGTTTAAATATGCACTATTTGCCACTAAAATATAGAGTGGTATTTTTGGATAAGCTGATGGATTACGCTGACTATGACGATGGTAATAATGTGACCAGACTGCGTATCAGTTATGATATTCTGACTGCCTCCAGACAGTATAAAGAGTTCAGGCCATGCATTAAAAAGTATCTGATGAGTGGAGTCCGCTCAAAAATACTTGCCATTGATTCCAAAGAGTGGGAAGTGGCAGTTTTCCTACCGGTACAAAACTTTAAAAAAGAACCGGCAAACTTAGTTTGGCAAGAATCAATGAAAGAAATAAGGAAAAGTTAAATGCCAGGTAATTTAAACGATTTTAAGTCGAGTTTTAAAACAGATGTTGCTCGAGCGAATAAGTTCGATGTAAGTTTCCCTGTTCCTGCGACTTTAATACTATATCGTAACATATCGCAAAGATTAACTTTACGATGTGAAAGTGCAGAAATGCCAGGTAGAAGCTTTGCCACCGCAGAACAGAAAATTTATAACATCTCTGAAAAATTTCCTTATCAAACAACTTTCAATGATGCAAACTTTACATTTTTAGTATCTGATGATATGGCGGAAAAAGAGTTTTTTGATTCTTGGTTGGAGTTTATCAATCCATCTACAAATTTTAATTTTAAATACAAAGGTGATTATTCCACTACAGTTTCGGTTAATCAGTATAATGTAAAAAATGAAAAAACATATAGTGTAGATTTAATTGAAGCATATCCTGTGGCAGTCAATCAAATGGACTTGGATTGGTCGTCTGACAATTTGCACAAACTGACTGTTACTTTTGCTTACAGTTATTGGAAAGTTAATTCACTCACAACAATGCTCAAAACTGCTGTCACATCTGGTATTGGTGGTGCAGTTGCTTCTTTTGGTGGATTATAAATTTGAATTAAATATGAGAGGATAATACTATGGCTTTACCTAAGATTGATACACCTGTTTATGAACTTGAATTGCCTGTATCAAAAAAGAAAATTAAATTTAGACCATTTCTAGTCAAAGAGCAAAGAAATCTTTTGATGGCAATGGAAGCAAATGATGCTGACACAATTCAACAAAACATACGACAAGTACTAGAGAACTGTACAATTAGTGAAATTAATTTTGACGAATTGCCAATTATTGATGTTGAATACTACTTTTTAAATTTACGAGCAAGGTCTGTGGGTGAAGTGGTACAAAACAAATATCGATGTAACAACGAAGTCGAAAATGGTGAGTGTGGCAACATTATGGAAGTTGATGTTAACGTTTTAGATATCAAAGTTGAAAAAGATGATACCATCAAAGATGAAATTAAAATTACAGACAACATTATAGTTAAATTAAAGTATCCGTCTTTTTCAGTATTGAAACGAGCAACAAATGTAGAATCTGCTGCCGATATGGCACTTGATATGATAGCAGAATCAATTGAATACATTTATGATGGTGAACAATTCTACTACGCAAAAGAATCCGACCCTGTAGAATTAATTGAGTTTGTTGAGTCTCTAAACCAAGAACAATTTAGTAAACTAGAGATGTTTTTTAATCATTTACCAAAAATGAAAAAGAACATTGAAATGACTTGTAGTAAATGTGGATTTCACCATGAGTTAGAAGTGCAAGGCCTCGAAAGTTTTTTCGGCTAATATTTTGTTATGACAATCTGAGAAATTACTACAGAACAAACTTTGCGTTGATGCAACACCACAAATATAGTTTGTCTGAACTTGAGGCGATGTTACCTTGGGAGAGAGATATTTACGTCAGTATGCTCATTCAGTACATTGAAGAAGAGAATGAAAAAATAAAACAGAAAAATGCAGAAAGACGTAGGTAATGCCAGGAATAAAAACATTAAGTCAACAGTTATCTGGTTCAAAAGGTAAAACTGACCGTAAAAAACCAGTTCAACCAAAACTTGAAAAAAAAGAACAGATTATGCCATCTTCAAAAGAATTGGCATCATCTCTTTTTTCCACATCTAAAAAAAGTCCTGTTGAAAATGTATCCGAGTCTGATTCCATTATTATCTCAATGGAAAGATTGTATGATTTAATTAAAAGAAACATTGAAGATGAAAGAAAAGAATTGGATTTAGAAGATTCTTTCAATGAGGAAAAAACAAACGAAAAAAATAGAAAACATCGAGAATTTATTGAAACTCTTTTATCTCTTAGAAAACCAGAGAAAAAAGTAAAAGATGAGATAAGAGCAAAAAAAGAAGAGGCTGCAGCCATAAAAGCACCAACAAAAAAGGTGCCTAAAAAATCTGAAAAGATAAAGAAAAAACCATTACCATCTAAGCCACCAGCTGCTCCAGCACCTAAGCCACCAGCTGCTCCAGCACCTAAGCCACCAGCTGCTCCAGCACCTAAGCCACCAGCACCAAAACCACCAGCACCTAAACCACCAGCACCTAAACCACCAGCTGCTCCAGCACCTAAACCACCAGCTGCTCCAGCACCTAAGCCACCAGCTGCTCCAGCACCTAAGCCACCAGCTGCTCCAGCACCTAAGCCACCAGCACCAAAACCACCAGCTGCTCCAGCACCTAAGCCACCAGCACCAAAAGTTGAACCCATAAAACCAACTACACCAAAGTTGGAACCGGTTAAACCTCCTGCTCCAGCACCTAAGCCTCCTACTGCGGCTCCAGCAAAACCTCCAGTTGCAGCTGCACCTAAAGCTGCAACAATAGCCAAAACTGTTGCAACACCAGGTCCAAAAGCATTAGTGGTTGCTGCTTTAATTGCTGCTGGTATAACAAACAAAACAGCTCAAGCAAACATTTTAGCTAACGTAGATAAAGAGAGTGGTTTCAAACCAAGGTCTGAAGAATTAGGAAAATATTCTGCCAAAACTTTATTTAAATTATATGGACCACCAGGTGTGGAAGGTGGCCAACCTTCTGGTGGAAAAAATAAAGTTCGTTTTAAAACAATGCAAGAAGCACAAGCTGTTGTTGCTCAAGGTCCAGAAGCAGTTGGTGATATAATCTATGGTGGTAGAATGGGCAACGATAAACCAGGAGATGGTTACAAATATAGAGGTCGTGGTTTCATTCAGATAACGGGTAAAGATATGTACAGAGCTGTGGGTAAACAGATTGGTGTAGACCTTGAGTCGAATCCTGATTTGGCCAATGACCCAGCAATTGCAGCAAAAATTATACCAGCATTTTTTAAATTAAAATTAGGCAAAAAGAAACCAGAAGATTTAGAAAACATTGATAAAGTAAATCAAATGGTTGGTTCTGCAAGCGCACAATCGAGAGAAGAACGAAAAAAATTAGCAGAAAAATATAAATCAGAATCGATAAATGGTGAACAATTACAAGCTTCGTCACAAGAAAACAAAGATTTGAAAAAAGACATGACAAGTCAAAATTCAGTTATATTAAATAATAATACCACAATTATAAAACAAGGTGGTGAGAAACAGTATTTAACGGCACCGAAAACCAATGACAAACCACTTTTTCAACAAGTAAACTAAATGATAACGAAAAGATATAAAGACGAAATATTTGCTTGGGATTCTACCGCATTTGGTGGTAAGGGTTATTGGTATGTTTTGGGTACAAAAGGTGGATTAGGTCGTGCTGCAAGTAGAAAAGAAGCAAAGTTTCTTGGTAAACCACTTGAAAAAATTTCCGATGTTCAAGTAGATAAAGATTTAAAAGAAGAATCAAAAGGAACTGAAGAGGAAGAAGAAAAAGAAGAAATGTCTCCTCGACAAATGAAGAGGTTAAAATATGAAAGAGCCAGAATAGTTAGAAGAACGGGTCTTTCAGATTTAATCACTTCACGTCTGGTATCTGGTCAAGGCATTGGCCGTTCTGTTGTTGGTAGTATTGGAGAGAAAATCTCTGCTCGTACAACAGGTTTAAAACAAGCATTTGATTTAAGAGAAAAACTAGACCCACTTAACATAGCAAAGTTTTTAACAGGTGGCTCATCTTTAGGTCCTGCTCTATTGGGTAGATTATTGGGTCGCAAACAAGAAGATATAGAATATTTTTCTGGTTTTGGGTCAAGAGGTGGTAGACGCAGAAGACTTGGTACCGCTTCACTTATTTCTTCAGCACTTACAGGTAAGAAAATAACACCATTACCACAAGATGGTGGAGTTTCTGATGTTGCAAATCAACTGTATGGTTTGTTTAGTGAATACTTTGAACAAAGAAAACAAGAACAAGCTAAAAGAAAAGCTTTTGAAGAAGAAAATAAAAATGAAGATGATAGACGGCACCAAGAAATAATAAATGCATTAATGAGCATAGGTGCAAAAAAACCTACTGCAACTAAAGTAAAAGAAGGTCAAGAAGATAAAAAATCTGGAATTATTGATGTTGTTTCTGATATGTTTGGTTTAGGAAAAACGGCATTAAATGTTTTAAGAAGTATAGGTTTATTTTTTACTGGACCTGTCGGTCTAGCTATATTAGGCGCAACATCTGTAGCTGCTTTAGGATATTTTTTATTTAAAACTTTTACAAGCGAAACAGCTTTTGAAGATAAAGATTCCGAATTATCAAAAGGAATAAGACAGGCAGAAAAAGTTGGTGGTTTAGCTGGTGCTAAAAAACTTTTAGAAGAAAGAGAAAAACTACCAGAATATGAAAGAACATTGCTTGATATTAAAGATTTTCAAGAAAATAATAATGAAGGTCAACCATTAAATGATGTTCAATTGGAAATGTATCGCAAACGTGGACCACAAGCATCAAAAGCAGTTGATGAATATATCAAACAAACAAGACCACAACAAAAAGTAGAACCAGAAAAAAGTTCAAGTTCTCCTTCTATGAAAATTCCTACAGCTGAAACTGTACAATCGGGATTGGCTTCACTTGCAGGAAATATGGAAAAAGTAGCTGAAGATTTGAGACCTCAGATGGAATCAATGGCCACAGCTCTTCAAGTACCGATGGCCGAGGCTGCAGGTAGAATAGAAGGTGCCATAAAAGAGAATGTGGATTTACAAATGTTGGAAACAAAGATGCAAGAAGTTCCAACTATTTTAAATAATGTGGCGGCCGCTGCAACTGCTGAAAAAACTGAAACCGGAGTTACTGGGCCTGTGCCTATACGTAATGATGATGACTCAATAATGAGAGCTCTTCGCCAAAGTTTTAGAACAGTTTAATTATTTTACAAACTTACTAAAATTTGGTGGTTGCCAACCTTCTGGTTTCAAAACTTTACCATCTTCACGTTTAATAACTTTTCGTGTTGCTTTGTCAATCTTTTTCAGATTACTTAAAGCACCCTCATCCCAAATCTTTTCACAATCCCAACCCTTAGATAACATATAACCAACAATTACCCAAATCATATCAAAACAAGCATCAATGGTTTCAATATCATCATTATCAAGTCGTGCATTACAGAACTCATTGAATTCTTCTGTAATCAATCTATGATACAATATTGATTGTTCATCATTATTTTGAGTTGTAGTTTGGCCAGCAGCTGCCATAAAAACTTGAACGTCTGTAAACACTTTGCTCATAATATACTCCTTGAAGATAAATGGTGCGTACCAAAGGCAGAGGCACCATCCGTATTAAATATATTTAGTTAAGAATTCAATACTTTTGCTACAGAAGTAATTACTGCCGCAATTCTACCAACATCACGCAATTGTTCAACAGTCATACCTTCTTTCTTCAACGTATCATAATGTGCTTTGACACAGAAATGACATTTTCCTACAATTGACGCTGCTAGTGAATATGCTTCGAAATTAATTTTCGTAGTACCGCCATGTGTTGCAATAGCGTTCATACGTAACTGAGCAGGTAATCCAGAGAGATTGGGGTCACCAACCATTTCAAGATATGGATACCAAACATTGTTCATACCCATAAGTGATGAAGCAGTTAATGCTGCATCTCTTTCTGTGGCATCTTCCAAACCTGACTGTATAAAGCTAACGAGTTTTCCATTACCTGTTGCCATTGCAGCTGCAAGGGCACAACCGTTAGCAACAACAGAGTCCAAAGTGTTACGATTGATAACAGAATCAAGATTAAGTTTAGTGTCTTTCGCATATTCAGGCAATGCCTCTTTAATAGAATCTACCCAGCTCACAGAGTTTCTCCTCCAACAGTTCGGTTACAAGCACACAACTCACCAGTTTGAAGTGCATCAAGAACACGCAGAGTTTCTTCTGGTGAACGTCCAACATTCAGATTGTTTACTGTAACGTGTTGAATGACATTATCAGGGTCAACAATAAAAGTAGCACGTAATGCTGCACCAGCAGGTAGATAGAATACACCAAGTTGTTCAATTAAACTTAGATTTTCATATGTGTCACGATTCTCACGTTGTGTGTCAGCAAACTGAATGTGTTTAATTTTCTTCAAGTCTTCGTGAGCATTTTGCCACGCCAATTTACAGAATTCGTTATCTGTAGAACCGGTCAATAGAACGGCATCACGGTCAGCAAAATCTTGAAATAGTTTATCATATGCTACAATTTCTGTTGGGCATACGAATGTAAAGTCTTTTGGATAGTACACAATGACTTTCCATTTACCTGCAAATGATTCTTCTGTGATTGTAAAGAAATCATCTTTACCTGGATTCACGCCTGTTACGGCAAATTTCTCAATTTTATCACCAACTGTTTTCATTAATATTTCCTCTCAATTTATTCAAGTTAATAGAATTAAACTATACTCTATTACTTAGTGCATGGCAACACTAAAAATTATTTTTTTCACCATGATATTTTTTAATCAACGTGATTTATAAAAACAATAAGGGAGCCAAAGCTCCCCCTTGTTTACTCTATATTACTAAAGAAGAATTAATCTTCTTCGGCAAGTTTAGCAAAGTATGCCATGTCATCATCATCTTCAGACAGACTTGGTTCAACAACACGTTTAACAGAAGAACCAGAAGAACGCTGTTCCTCTTTGATTTGTTCAACAGTTGTCTTTGCTGCAGGTACGTCACCATTCAGACCAAGAACCTTGTCCAGACGTTTCTTTAGTTCGTCATATGACTTGAATTCTTTACCATCGGTGAGCGCTTTCAAAGAGTGTTCAGACTTCCAAACTTTTTCAAGTTCATCATCATCTTCAAACAAAGCAGAAGGTGAATCAAATTCCGATTTGTCATAGTTCTGATAACCATCCAATTTACGAATCTTCAACTTAAAGTTGGCACCTTTCCACAAATCAAATGGATTAATTGGTGTTTCATCTTCGAATTGTGGATTCATTGCTTCGGTAATCTTATCAAAGATTTTTTTACCAAATTTGAATAGTTTGACTTGACCTTCATTTTCAGGATGTTTTGGGTCAGAAACGATATACACGTTTGCAACATAATTAAGTTTGCGTTTCTGTTTACGGACGATATCTTTATTTGCTTCGATGCCAGAATTCCACAAAGCAGAATTGTGTTCACAAATAGGACATTGTTCATTCTTGGTAGTCAGACAGTTATCAATTAACCATCCACCAGGACCTTGGAATCCATGTGAGAAGATTTTAACCCAAGGCAATGCATCATCACCATCCGCTGCAGGTGCAGGTAGGAAACGAATTGTTGCCATACCATTGCCAGCTTTGTCAACTTCTGGTTTCCAGAAATTGTCAGTTTGAGTAGCACCTTCAGATTGGTTGAGTGCTTCGATTGCTTTGGAGAGTTTGTCGAGATTGCCAGATTGGCGTTTGAGATTTGCAAATGAGCTCATAGTATTTCCTTTCGTATAAACGGAGTATTAACGGTGTGTAAACGGATTATCCACTTTATTCATAATATAAAGTATTTAGGCGCAATTAAAGATACATTTTCAATTGTGCCAAGGTTGTAGGTACATCCTTATGCCAAATGGCAATACCTCCAGCCTTACGCCAATCATCAATAATACTTTCAGTATCATCAATAATTATGGCATCTGGTTTTGCCCAGTCTTTTTTAAATCTTTTTCCTGGTACAAAATTTTGTTTAAAAGTAATTCCGTGTTTCTGCAACCAAATTGCTTTTTGCTTTGAAATTGCATCGTGTCTTTTTTCTGAAGAAGTTGAAGAAAGAATTTGTGTTGGTACGTGTGCTGTACGTAAAAAATTAATTAGTTCCATAGCACCAGGCATTAATTCTAAATGAATAAAGCCATCATTGGCAATCAGTTCGGTGAAAAAACCATCAAACTCTTTTCGTTTCTCTGCCTGCCTTGGTTCTATGCCATATTTTTCTTTGTAATATTTACTAAAGTTTGCAATTACACCATCCATGTCAAGATAGATTACGGAAATCTTAGACATATGCTTTAACCTTTTCTTTCAAAATATTTTTAAATTTTTCTCTATCGTATTGTAAAAATGGACTGTATTTTTCAATCATTCTTTGCCAATTTGGCCAAATAATATCTTCTTCAATTTTCTTCGACCATTGTTTTTCAATGAAATTCATAATATTATTAAGTATGATTAAAGTTTCAATTGATACCTTACCACTCATTGTTTCTACCAGTAAAGGTGGATGTTGACCATCTACCACTTTAAACATTACTTCATCTTTAATGCCATACTTGTCCAACAAATACAGTATATCATTTTCAAAGGCATATGTCAATGACTGTATTCTTTTTTGCCACTTTTTGTAGTTGTCTTCACCTTCGGGTCCGGTAATTTCACCAACCCATTGGTAATCTTTTACCAAAAAGTTGGAAACATAAAAGTCTTTTAGTTCGTGTACCGAGTATTTTCTGGATAATTTATAGAATGAGTACTTGTCCCTTCGTGTGGCAAATGTTTGTTTTGTGACATTAGTTTTGCCGTTGTATTTAAAGTAATCATAACTACCAGAAGTAAAATGAAGGCGAATGGCATTGTATAAGGCGAAAGCTGCAAATCCTGTGTTGTCCGTCATAATTTTTTAATGAATATAATTTTTTTGTTTTCACCTGTAGGTTTCACAAATAATTCTTTTAGTTCTTTATTGTTGTGCCACTTCATGCTACTTGATTTGTGTGGAGGTAATCCTGATGTTTCTCCTATTTTATTCCAATTGTCTGCAAGATAAACAGCACC